AAGTCAATTGACGCAAAGATTGAAAAATCAAATGTTGAGGTAGTAAACTCAATCGAAGTAAAAGCAAGCGAGATTGTAAAATCCGAAGTTGCTGAAATCACAACTAAATTTAACGAGCGTTTTGATGCTTTTGAAGTTGCTAATAAAAAGCAATTCAATAGCCAAAAAACAGTATCTTTTAAAAGCGCTTTAAAAGACGCTTTAGAAAATGGCGCAATTGATGGACTTAAAAAAGGACATTCACAAAGCGCAAGATTTGAAATTAAAGCCGATATGACTGTAGGCGCTGACTTTACCGGAGAGGTAATCGCAGCCGATAGAGTGCCAGGATATAAATTTGATCCAACAAGACCGGTACATATTAGACAATTATTGTCTATCGGATCAACTCAAAGCGATGTTGTTCGATATGTAAAAGAGTCAGGATATACTAACGCTGCTGCAATAACTGCCGAGGGTGCTACATTTGCGCAATCTGACTTCGATATGACAGCAGTAAACGCGAACGTTAAGAAAATCGGAACTTACTTCCGTATTTCTGAAGAAATGTTGGCAGATACTCCTCAATTAACTTCTTATTTATCGGCTAGAGCGCCTGAGAAATTGCTAGAGGTTGAAGATGCGAACATTTTAACTGGAAACGATTTAGGAGGTATCATAAACTCTGCTCCGGCTTTTGCTGCTGGCGATTATGCTGATAGTGTAGAGTCTGCTAATCAATTCGATGTAATAGTTGCTTCATTAAATCAATTAGCTTTATTAAACTACAACGCTGATACTATTTTATTAAATCCTACTGATTTTCATAAAATACTATTGTTAAAAGATACTACTAACAACTATCTTAAAGACCAAGTTTACGGAGGTTTAACGCCGGTATTTATGGGCGTAAGAGTTGTATTAAACAGCGCTATAACTGCTGGAGATTTCTTAATAGGAAACTTCTCAGTAGGTACTCAATTATGGGTACGTCAAGGTGTAAATGTTGAATTCTTTAGAGAAGATGGAACTAACGTAAGAGATGGATTTGTAACTGTAAGAGTATCTGAAAGGATCGCACTTACAAACTACCTACCTAATGCGTTTGTAAAAGGAACTTTTGCTACCGCTCAGGCAGCTTTAGAGACTCCTTAATAAATAAAATAATTTATTTTAAAAGGCTTAGATTAATTTCTAGGCCTTTTTTTTTGGTTAAAAATTAAAATTTTTTTTTAATTAAAGAATTTTTTTATATTTGCTAACTGAATTGTATATGATTTAGTGCGTATAAATTAACGACAAACTACTTTGACTATTATAATTACTGAAATATTAACGACAACGGTTAGTATAAGAGTATGTAGCGGTATCGTACCAGTGCGTTAAGGGTTTGGATATTACCTTGACTTAGACGAAGACTACAGTTCAGCAACGAACACCGCTATTACTTTTATACATTGTTGTATGTCTTTTTTAATTGCATACAACGCATTGTGTATGGCATCGTTTTAATGTGCTATACACGTTGTTATATTTTAGTTTTATTTTAGCGTTGGCAAATTGCGTAGCAAAACTGTTAAAATATGTTAAATTTAAGTAAATACTGAAAATAAATGCAAAAATACTTGTGTAGTATTAAGTATATGCTTATCTTTGAGTATAATTAAAAACAAAGATATTATGACAATCAATAAAAAAATAAACGGAATTACATTTAACGAAGTACAATGGAATAGTAATACAAAAAGATATTTTAAAATATATTTAAATGATAGTGAAATAATGATTCAACACGAGTATAAAAATATAAAAGGTTTTTTAAACGCTATCAAAAGAGAAGAAAATAAATAATATGAAAGATTGTAAAGACCAAATAACAAAACAAGGAAAGGATAATAAATTGTCTTTTCCTTTTGTTGCGATGGATATAAAAACCCTAAAGCAAAGACTTAATTTAAACAACTCTAACATAGCTAAAATGTTTGGAATGTCTTACGGTGCATTTGCTAATAGTTCAGCTAAAGAGCGTTATGAAAATGCGTTGTGTGAGTTTTATGAGTGCGTACTGCTTGGTGGCAAAAAAGAAAATTAAATATAACTACTATTATGCTTCATTCAAAAAATTGAACCAATGAGAAACCCAGTAAACAAAAGGCATTTAGACAAGTTAGAGAAATATGTCTATAACGCAATGAAAAGAGATGATCTTGATATAGTGCAACTCTTTCAACGATTAGAGATATACGCTAACTTAAAAAGCATCAGCCAATATGCAAAAGACAATAAACTTTCTTATAACGGAGTAAAAAAACATAGAGAAATAATAACACTATTCGGCTGCAAGTTTGTAGCTGATAATGATTAGTTTTTTTTATTCGTATTTTTGAAATATGGATACTAATCAAATCGGATGTTTAGCAGAGTATAAATTTGCTACTAAAGCAATGGAGCAAGGTTTTTATGTATCATTTCCGTTGTTAAATTCTTCGCCTTATGATTGTATAGTACAAACGCCTAAAGGTTTATTTAAAATACAAATTAAGTCAGTCCAGGAGCATAGACCAAGGCAACGAGTACATCTACGCGATAATGCTCGTAAATCATACACTAAAAAAGACGTTGATTATTTTGCAATCTACTCGCAACAAAAAAAAGGGTTTTTTATTTTTAAAAATAAAGACGTACCAAAGTCTTTAGAAATATCGTCTAAAAAGTATTTAAAATTTTTTAATAACTTTGAAATAGTTTAAGTTTCTATTTGTTTTTTGTTTAAAAAGCGCCACTATTTTAATGTGGTGCTTTTTTTTTATCTTTACACAAATTAAAATTATGAAAATAATTATTTTACAAACACTTTTACGAGATGGAAAGCGATACGATGAAGGCGATACAATAGATTTACCTGATAACATTGCTAAAAATTGGATCAAAAAAGGTTTAGGCGATAAAATTGCTAAAAAGAAAAATAAAACGCCTTTTGAAACCAAGGAGCTAAAAGTTGAATTTACAGAAATCAAAAAAGATGAGGCGAGAGATTAAAATAAACTCAACTACTGGATCGGAACTATTAACAACGCAAGAAGTTAAAGATTATGTTCGTATAGATACAAGCTCAGACGATGCTATAATTTCGGCGATGATTACACAAGCGCGTATTTGGTGCGAAAATTACATCTCTAAAGATATAGTATCGAAAAATAGAACATACTATTTAAGCCATACAAACGGCGTTTACGATTTACCTTTTGGGCCAGTTACTAGTATTTCAGAAATAACAATCGACGGAACAGCAACAACAGATTACGAAATTTTAGGTTTAGATAATGAAACCATAGATCTAGATTCATCTTCAGCCGAAAATGTTAAAAGCACCTACATAACAACTGGCATAAACGACGCGCTAATTAAACAAGCTATGTTACAGTTAATATCTACCTATTACGATAATAGGTCAGATTTTAAGACCGGTACAATAGCGCAAGAAATACCAACATCCACAACTAGCATATTAACATCTTATAAAACAATGTTTATTTAATGGATGCCGGTAAATTAAATTCTAAAATAACAATTCAGCGACTTACAAAAGTATCTGACGGATTTGGTGGATTTAATTCTACTTTAACTAACATAGCTACTGTATGGTGTAATTTAACGCAAATAGGCGGAGTTATAAGCGACAAACTAGGCAAAAGAACACAAGACACTCAAATAGAAATAAAAGTCCGTAAAAATACCGCCGATTTAATTAATATTGGAGATATATTTATTTTAGAAAACGGATCACAGAAATACCGAATTAATGAAAAGTTTGAGTTTGATTTAGATTTTTACTCCAAATTGTTAGCGACAAAGTCTGTATGAGCAATAATATAAAAATAGACCAAAAGGATTTAACTCGATTAAGACAAAAATTAAACAAATTGTCTTTATTGGATAGAAAAGTATTATCTAATGAGTTAGGCGCGGCGGGTTTAGATATTGCTAGAATTGCAAAAAAGAAAGCGCCAGTAGATAAAGGAACATTAAGACAATCTATAAGGTCAGAAAAGCAAGGCAAAAGCGTTGAGGTAATTGCTGGCGCAAAATACGCTCCTTACGTTGAGTTTGGTACTGGTGGCTTTGTAAACTTTGAAGATATGCTACAGCTTGGAATACCGAAGAGTTACGCGGCCCAATTTAAAGGCAAAACAGACGGATTTATGAAACCACAGCCGTTTTTTTTCGGATCGGCTAGAATAGGATTAAAAAAATTATTGAATCGCTTAGAGATTCAAATTAAAAAGGCAATAAAATAATATGTTAGATCCTATTAGATTTGTAAGAAAGGCGATAATTAATAAACTAACCGGAGCTGTAACAATTGACGGCGTTAATGTTCCAATTTATGGCAGAATACCAACAAGCGCCACATATCCATTAATTAGAGTTTATTCCGTATCTACAAACGAAACAGACGAAAACCAAGACTCTTTTAATACTGAAGTTATTACAAGGATTGAATGTATAAGCAAATTTTACTCAGACGATGGCGGAGAGTTAGACACTAATTTAATGGTTTCTAAATGCCTGGAGCAAGTACGAACAAGGTCGGCTAATTATATTGATTTGTCTGGCGATAACTTTAAGGTTTACACTAGCGTGAATGAGGGAATTTCTTATATTACAGACGATTTAAAAGATTATACTTATTTTCGTGGTATAATAGAAATTTCAAACAAAGTAGAGCAATTAGTTGAGCAAATAAATGTATTTGGATTAACATTTGACACAACATTTAATTAAAAATTATGAGCATAAAAAGCGAAGCAATAATTATAAGAGATGAAACAACAACTGGTGCAAATACTGCTGCTAGAGTTGGTACTAATCTTGTATCAATTGCAGATGATTTAATAGCAAAACAATCTGAGATAGATTTAAATACTGCAAAGGTTGGAATAACTACTCAGCAATCAACTGATATAACAACAAACAATGCAAAGGTTGGAATAACTACTCATCAATCAACTGACATCACAACGAACAATGCAAAGGTTGGAATCACAACAGCACAATCGAGCGAAATTACTGCTAACAACGCAAAGGTTGGAATCACATCAACTCAATCTAGCGAAATTACTGCTAACAACGCAAAGGTTGGAATCACATCAACTCAATCTAGCGACATCACAACGAACAACGCAAAGGTTGGTTATACGGAATCTTTAGTATCTGCAAATACATCTGTTGTAGCAAATACTGCTAAAATTTCTTTTGATAGTGCTTCAAGTACAAAGCTAGGAGGCATTGAGGCTGGTGCTGATGTTAATACTATTAACTCAACTACTACATCTGAACCAACTGGAAGTGATTTAGTTTACAATGTTGTTAGTTTAACACAAGCGGAGTATGATGCTGGAAGTCCAGTAGCAACAACATTTTACTTAATAGTCGGATAATATGGCTA